CATTCACTTATTACGTCATTACGTCTATTACGTCTATTCCCACAAAAAAAATATTTTTTTTTAAATTCTAGCCAGCAGTCTATGTAAACCCCCTTTTGCCGTAAGCCCCGTGGTCCTTGATCCGTGATCACTCAACCTAAGTACTTGATCCATAACGACTTCCCCCTCACTGCATCCATTCTCTGTTCCGTTCCTCTGTTTCCCGTCTGGCTATCAGGCGTAGGGATCGCAGTAGTGTTTCGGCTGGGATGAGTTCGCCGACTTGGAAGTTTTGGATGTTTGCCGTGAGGGTTTCGGGTTTCAGTGTAAGAGGTGGTCCGAATAGGAGGTAGTCGATGTCGTTGACTTTGATGCGGTAGAGCTGGAGGAGCCCTGGGTATTCGGAGGGTTCATCTTCGTCCTTTGGCGGGTCTGGGGGTTTGGTTCGGGGTTTCATGGGTTAGTGGGGTCTAGGTTGGGTTGTTGAGCTTGTGCATGTCCGTTTGGAGTTGTCGGACGTTTTGGTAGAAGAGTTCGGTCATGGCGTTTTTGGTTTTCCTTGCCTCGTGGACTTGTTGTGCGAGGGTGTCCATTTGGCAGTTTTGGACTTCGATGCGTCGTCGTAGGCTGTTGATGTATTCCTTCAAGGGAATATCGGTGATTTCGATGGGTGGTTCGTCGGTGGAGAAGATGGCGGGTCTAAGCATTTTGGTTGTCCTGTTCGTCAGAAGGTTGGTTAGCGTTGTAGAAGTCGAAGACCTTGGTCCATGTTTCTTGGGGCACTTCGACTGTGCGGGTAATGGTTAGGCATTGCCCGCATTTGGTGCGTCGGAAGACCCAGTAGAAGTCCGCGTTAGGTTCGATGTATTGCCGGGTGTCTATTGTCCGGGTTTTGGCTGAACAGTTTGGGCATTTCATGCCGCCTCCTGTTCCTCTATCTCTGGATAGCCTTCAAACGGGGGCAGGGGGAGTGTGCGTAGGAGTTTGTAGTGTTCTGGCTCTTGGTCCATGGTCCATGTTTCTAGGGCAATTGCAGAACGGGAAGAGTGTTCGTTGCTTCGATCTCGGTTGCGTGGGGTGTAGGGGCTTTTGGGCCGGCTGGGTTCTGGGGTGAAGGTGACGAGTGATTCGGTTTGATCGGATAGGCGGTAGGCCCATATGACGCGGGAGCTGCCTTCTTTGATGCAGACTTGTCGTCGGGTGATGATTTTGTGGCGCATGAGGCGTTGGAGTGCGCCTTCGATGGCGATGACGCTGATGCCTTGGACGTACATCATCCCTAGGGTGCTTTCGCCGTTGTTTTTGAAATAGGCTTGGATGCGGTCAAGGGTGTCGTTGGGTTTAGGTTGTTTGGTTGGTTTGATTGTTGTACGAGTCATTTCATGAGCCCCAGGCGTGAGAGAAGGGCCGTGAGCCATGATTTCTGGCACTGGTCAAGATCGCGTTGGGTTTTGTTCAACGCGGCTTCGAGTTTGATGCTGTGTTCGCAGATGAGGCAGTAGCTGGCCTCTAAATCGGCGAGTTTTTGCTGGAGGTCTTTGGTGCCTTTTTGGTAAAGGTTGTATTCGGTTTGGACGTCGGCGGGGTGGCGAGAGGTTTCCTTGAACGGCGGAAGGCTGGCCTGGGCGCGTTCGAGGGCTTCGAAGGCTTCGTCTTCGGGGGTTTTGTCTATAAACATGAGTTCTTCCTTTCTATAGAGTGGGATGAGTTGCGCGTGAGTCAGTAGTGTAGGGGAAAACCAGCTTTTGTGCATGGCCAGGGCTTGAACGTGGAGGTGTTCCGTGGTCCGTGGTTCGATGACCGCGAGCCAGGCGGTGGGTTCATTCATTGACCGTCGCCAAGTAGAAAAGCAACCATATGGTGAGAACTATTCGCCATGCAATCCAGCAGCAAAGCAAAAAATTCATCGCTGGGGAATCCATCATATTCATTAAACATCAGAATAAAGCGTCCGGTAGGTTGGACAGGTCCAATTTAGGTTGACGTCGTCGTTTGACTTTGACGACTACGTGCGGGTAAGGAGGTTCGATCCATACCCAGCGGATCACGAGGCCTTCGTCGTCGAGGATTCCGTATTTGAGGAGCATGGGTATTTTTTCTCCAAGATTGCGTAGAGCTTGTCGCAAAAAGAGTTATAGCTGGCATTGATGTCGCGAATGACTTTCGTGCAATACCAGTTAAATCCATTGTGTCGGGCAATCATGCGCATGATGCGTTTATGGTTTTGTCTGACTTTCATGGGCTTGGTATCCCGATTTGTAGCCTTCGTAGTGCGCGAGCCATGTTCCGGCATGCGCGCGCTTGGTCATTGGTTTCTGGTTGAGTTTGATCAGAGCGGCGGTGTGCCTGGCCATGCGCTCATGGGCGTAGGTTGCTGCTTCCAGGTGCAGTTTCTCGGAGTCAGTCACTGGGCGTCTCCTTGTCATCCATTTCTTTGAGCATGTGATTCAACGCAAACATTTGCTTCATTTTTTCCAGGCTATGTGCATGGATCATGTTTTGTATTGCACGTAATGCTTCGTTTGCCCCGTACAGTTCTAGGATTTCGTTTTTGATTTCTTCTTTGGTTTTCATGTGTTTTTCTCCTTGAGTTTGTCTTCAATTAGTCTTACGTATTGGGGATCGCCAGCGTAAACATATGCCGCCAGTTCAGCCACTTCCTCATCCGTCAGCTCGATCCATTTGCGGGCTTTGAGTTGTTCGTTTTCTGAGTTAAGACGGCGAAGTTCTTTTGAAATTTCAAGGCGTGGTGCGTATTCCATTGCCAAAACTTCATCCGCTAACTGCAAAGCCTTCGCTTTCATAACGGGCTTCTCCCACAGTAAGGGCATTTAACAATGATGGTACGGATTGGTCTGCCGCGTCGTAGGCAGATGTATGTCATTTCTCTCCCCTTACTTTTATAGCGATTTGTTTATAGCCCTCTAGGCTAGGATGTACGCCGTCGCTTAAGTGAGTTATTGGGACAACCGTATCGCCGTACTGATTTGCTATATCCCATACAATATTTTGTATATTAGGTTTGATAGCTGGCAATATCCAAAACACTCGGCCAACAACCTTTTCTCTAATAAAGATTAACTCAGCCTTAGTCTTTATGATTTTGTAGTCGTTACTACCTAAGCTAATGATGACCGTCTTGGCAGTTAAATCATTCTTAAGATAGTCTCGACCCCACTGCGAACTGTTAATCCCGCCTTTGGCTATTGCCTCGCACTGGGGCATTTGTCTATGAAGACCCACAGCAATGCTATCTCCTAATATCAAACAGTCCATTTATCTTCCCTGACTTTTATGGCTGCTTGGTCCGTGAAGCGTGTTGCAGGCCCCGTGCAAAGGCGTAAATATCCCCGTCAACCACGGTGAGCCCGTACTCGGTGATGAGCTTGTTGATATCCGACTCTGTCAGGTCAAATGTTTCCTGCGGGATAACGTAATTCGGCTTATTGCCGAAAAAGGTTTTGACGGGTTTAGACATCTGGCCAGCAAGGTATGCGGCTTTGAGGACATCCTGTTGGTTGCCAACGCGCAATAGTTGCTGTTGAAGGCCGGCAATAATTGCCTTCAGCGTTTCAATCTCTTCGATTAACTCGTTCACTCTTCTTTCTCCTGGTTAAAAAACGGAGCGGGGACTTCCCCGCTCCACCCTCGCAGACCTAATTACTGGTCGGTCTGCTCGTCGACTTTAGCAACTTCGCCTTCTTCGGCTTCAGCGTCGTCGCCCTCTACATCCTCTTCGCCTTCGTCGCCTTCTTCAGCGTCCTCAGAGCCAAACTCATACTCGCTTTCAATTCGCTCAGAGTAGATCTTAACGGTGTCTTTGTGGTTGATGCCGTCCACAAAGTCCTGCAAGCTTGCCATGTCGACGTCTTGGACGTCTGCTTCAAACGTGATTGTGACCTTCATCGTAAACTCCAAAAATGGTGCCGGATCGGCCTTATTAGGATCGCAGATGAATGTTGCAGTCACATATCGGACGTGACATCTAGTTTACGGTAGTAACGATCCGCCTCTTCCCAAGCTTTGCGCAGTTCATCTGACCATGCTAGGTCATGCTGGATCAGGAAGTCACTTAGAATTAACCCTAGTGTCTCTACAGGGTTGTAGTTAACCTTGATGGCGTCGGCAGTCAAGTTCAAACGTGGTCGCATGTCAATCCTTATTGGTGTCGGTGTTGAAGCCCTCGGGGCGTTTGCGAAGAAAGCACGGCTCGCACTTCCATCGAAACCCTTTGCCGGGGGCAAGCATCACTTTATAGGTGCCTGGCATGCGCATGCAAACCTGACACATTGGCGCGGCTTTAAGGGCGTCCATTTATTGGACACCCTCTCGTTGCACAGGCGTCCAGCCAAACTTGCGCCACGTTCTGGTCACGTCAGTATCCGCGGCCGGGTAATAGACAAAGTCTGGATGACTCAAAGGGATTGTAGGGATTGCCTTGGAGTGATAGCGGATGACGGGTTGTGCCTCGTTAGTGCTGTCACTGGTGATGTCATCAAATAGGTTCATGTGTTACTCCTCGTTTAGGTTATTGAACGTGTTCTGGCGATGCGTTAAAACGTACACCATTTTTTATACATTTCCTCAAGCTTGATGATGTAGTGGTTGCACTTCTGAGAGTCGACCTCTCCGCGCACACCCTGGCGCATCGAATACTTGATGATGTTGCCCTTCAGAAAGCCAATGAATTCAGTCTTCGTGAGCGTTGCTTCCATGACGTCCCACGGTGGAACTCCCATGTCCTTGTAATGATTGCCACCGACTTGATAGTCGTTTGCGGTAACTGGCTCGCTGACTACGGGGACGACTTCAGGGGTCACTTCAGGGGTCACTTCAGGGGTCACTTCAGGGGTAACAATCGAATCAGCCGGAGTGTCGTAGCGGTTTTTGGTTTTAAAGGTCAGTTTGCCCTTGGTCCGTGGTTTCTTAACCTTGAGGAGCTTCTCTTTGATGAGTTCGCTCCTAATCCGGTAGACGCGGGGAAATGGAATTTGAAAGAGGTCTTGGATCTCTGACGGCACAAGAGTTGGGTTATTCCTCCAGTAGACCTTAGCGGCAACGGTGGAGGGCAGACGTGGTCGCGTTGTTTTACGCATGAGGGTGCTCCTTAGTAGTTAGGACAAAGTTGACGAACTCTTGACCCAGTTCGTCATAGGGTAGGGACTGGAATCTCTTGGCTATCTGGTCCGTCGCGCTGTTCCACGCCGCGGTCCACACTTCGTAAGACCATCCGCCGTCGTCCTCGAAAGCGCGGTTGCCAATAAAATCCTTGAAGCTTTGAAACATCGGTGCCTCCACGAAGATCGGCTTTGAGCTGTTTATTGATTTTGTAGAGAATTTCGACCTTCTTTTCTTTCTTCCACTCAGCAATTTCTTGTTTAGCAAGTTCATATTGGACAATTTTTTTACCACTTGGGTCGGCCCTAAAGAGTGCCGCTTGATATGCGGTGTAAAGGTGGTTGTAGGCAATGTTGTGATCTGCCCAAATAGCCTTCCAATTCTGTAACGACTCAATAGCCGAAACAGCTTCAAGCAAGATGTTTTGCAAGTCACCTTTGCGCTGCAGGTTGGCAAAATGTTTCAAACGAAGCGTGATGTCTGGGCTGCTCATAAGTTTTCAGCGATCTCGTCTTCCAACAAAAGAATCTCCGACTCGTTCAAAGCCCGGAGGATGTCAATACGGCCCTTGCCCGACTTTGACTTCTTAGAAGTTGCGTCAAGATAGACCGCTTTGATCTCAATTTGAGATGGCAGCCCGTCTTCCGCGGGCAACACCTCAAAATCGATATCGATGGATAACTGGAGTGTTGTTGGAAACATCGCTCTCCTTTCTTTCAGGTTCTTGGGCCGTGGCCCGTGCTTCTTGAATGATTCGGTCAAATTCTGCATCGATGTACTCGTGCAGGATTTTGCCCATGGCAAGCTCGCGGAATTCAGCAATTTCTTTAAGCTTGACGTACTGCTCAAGCCTAATCATCACCGACATCCAGGGCTTGTCCCTGGCGGACGGAGGCACTGCCGTAGTGTTTCGTCGTATGACCAATGTGATCTCCTTTCTCTGATGGGGGAACTGTATCGTATTTCTACAGGTAGTGCAAGCACCCTGTGTTTTTAAATAAAAAAAAGCCAGGCCGCGTTAGCGTAACCTGGCAAAACCGGGCTCTAGGCAGCCCAGCGAGGAGTCGGAGATGATTATACCGCTTGTCCCCAGGATGGGCCAATTTCCACGTCTGCCTTGGACGGGACTTCGAGCTTGACTGCTTGGGCCATGATCCGTGCGGCTTCTTCCGCTTGAGCTTTGTCCTTCACGCTAAGTGCCACCTCGTCATGCACCTGCAGGAGTACCCTGAAACCGGCCTTGTGCAGCGCCACCATGGCGGCTTTGGTCTGGTCAGCGGCAGAGCCTTGGATGAGGCGGTTCAATCCCTTGTAGGTCCCGGCGCGCTTAATCCGTTGTCCGTATTCCATGATTGCCTGCTCACGCGGCAAGGCCTTGTTGACGCCCCACTCGCTGGGTTCCCAGAGTGGGAAGCGGCACTTTCGTCCTAAAATCGTGCGGATTGAGCCGGAGGAGGCGGGATGCTCGATGCGTTTCATGACCGCGTTGACGGTGCCCTTAAGAAACGGAACATTTTGGTGAAAGTTATCGATCAGTTCCGACGCCTCTGTAAGAGGCAGATCTAGCTGGACCGCGAGCTTGTTTTTGCCCATGCCGTACATAAGACCCAAGCCGATTGTCTTGGCGGATTTGCGATCAATCTTTGCCATGTCCGCGACCATCTGGTGGAAGTCCGTGTTTGGATTTTCCTTGTATGCGCGGGCCATAGTTTCTGCCCCAGGCAACTCTAAAAGCGTTGCATAGTGGACCAAGAGCCGTGGTTCTTGAGACGAGAAGTCATTTGCTGCCCACAGCTCGCCTTCTTCTGGCAGGAAGAGGCTGCGCACCATCGGGCCTATGATCTCGTGCCTGGCTGGCACCTGCTGGAGGTTTGGCGAAGCCATAGAGAGACGGCCAGTGACGGTTCCGCCGTCGTCAGAGCGCATCTGGTTAACGTGCGGATGGATGCGTCCTGTCTTGGCGGAGAACTCAAGATAGGGACGTAAGAACGTGCCGTGAGTCTTGTTCGTCTCCCGCGCTTCCACAATCATTTTGGCAATTGGATGAGGGCAGCTATCCAAAAACCCTTTTGTAAAGCTAGGGAGCCCGTTCTCTGTTTTGCCGTAGGGCACGCCCAACTTGTCAAAGGCAACAGCAATGCTCTGCGCAGCCCAGATATCGATAGATGCTCCCGAGAGCCGCTTAAGCTCCTTAATCAGCTCTTGCTCGCGCTTAATCAACTGATCAATCAACTGCTCCGCTTTAAGCCTGTCAAAGCGGATGCCCTTGTAGGTCATATCCAGCAGAACAGGGAAGACGTCCGTCTCCACGTTGAAGATCGTCTCCACCTCTTCTTTTTTAAGCAAAGGCTTAAAACACTGCCAGAGCTTGAGTGTGAGCGCAGCATCTTGCTCTGCGTATTCTCCTACGTACATCGCTGGGAGCTTCCAGAGTTCCTTCTTTGGATGTACGCCAAAATCGCCAGCGGCTTGTTTGAGGTTGGCTTCTGACTTGGCTTCCTGCAGATAATCAAAGCCCAGAGCGTTGAGCGAGAAGGAGAAGCGGTTCTCATCGAGCAGCGGTGCGGCGAGCATAGTGTCTAGAATTCGGCCGTTGACCTCGAACCCTGATGCACGCAGCCAGCCTAAGTCGTAGGCGGCGTTGTGCATGATCTTATCGGCGTCGGTTTTTAAGACTCCGCGAATCCAATTATCAACAATTCGACGGTCCAGATTCCCGCCACCAGCGTGAGCAATCGGAAAATATCCGGACCAACCATCCACAGCAATAGCGTATCCAACAATATACCCGTCATTTCGAGGCCACCCTGGTCCAAAGGATTCAAGATTAGGGTCGCATGTCTCCAAGTCGATGGCAATCTCTTTAGCCGTTGACAGGTTTGGAAACGACTGCGGAGGCACCCACTCCGTCAGAGTCGGGAACATTGAGATAGTTCTCACAGATGAAAGCCTTTCTGCTGATTCTTTGGTAGCACAATGTGCAATTCTTGCTTGGCTCTCGTTATACCGACATACAGCAGTCTGTTGATGTCATCCGAGTTACGTTCGTACTCTTTTGCAAACCGAGTGGATAGATCGGACAACAACAAGACCTTGTCTGCCTCGCCGCCCTTTGCTCCGTGGATCGTGGAGAGCTTAATAGGAATCTTGCCGGTGATCTTCAGGCCTCGGCGCAACATGGCGATGATGTAGTCACGTCGTTCTTCGCCAATCTTGGTCAGAGCCTTGTGCCAGATATCATCAGTCAAAAGCCCGTGCTTTTCTTTAAGCATGTCCATGGTGTAGGACTGCTCCTCACTTGCACCTTTTAGGCCCTTAAAACCGTGCTTCACGAAGCTTGAGTCAAGGTACTTATAAATTGCTTTGACAGTGATAAAGGGCACGGGATTGCCCCTGCGCAAGGATTCCCATCCGGTGACCGCGGAGAGAATGGACTCGGAGATGCTCCGTTGTCCATGGCGCTCGAACAAGAGTCCTTGGCTCTTGATCCATGAGTGCATGTCCGTGAGCAGATAGTTCGTGGCGGCCAGGATGAGCCAGTCGCCAGCTGTAATGTCTACGTGGGTGAAATCGTTGTAGTACTGGACCGATCCCTCTTCTTGGCGTGGGTTCCAAGTTTTGGGCTGCCGTTCGCGAATGCGATTGACGACAGTATTGGCCAGTGCATGCACTTTTGCAGGCACCCGATAAGACTGTTCGAGGATGGTAATTTTGCCAGTCAAGTTAAGAAAGCTTTTGACATCGGCACCCGCCCAGGTGTACACCGCCTGATCATCATCCCCGGCTAAAAAAACTCGGTCAGACCGATCTGCAAGCGCCATGACCACGGCCCATTGCAAACGGGACAGGTCTTGCGCCTCATCAATAATCAGCACCTCCAGCCGCGGCAAGAGATCAACCGATTCTACGACCCGCTCTAACAGATCGGTGAAGTCCATCAAATCGTGCGAGTCTTTGTAGTGCCTATAGGCACGTTCAACGTACTCAAAATGAAACCACTCGATCTGCATGGCACTTTGGTTGTAGTGCGTGCGCAGGTCCAGGCCCTTGATCCGTGCGATGTTGATCTCGTTCAGGATGGGGTTATCCACCTTGACCATGAAATCTTCTTCGCCGTTGTCAATCCCGATTTCGATTCCCGCCTCAAGGGCAAAGGACTTGTAGTCCATGGGAGACATCATGTCTTGCGACTTAACGCTCAAGCAGCGATAGGCAAGGCTGTGTAGCGTCCTAAACCACGGGAAATCCGTATCCCGATTGAGATCAGGGAACTTGATGATTGCTCGGTCGCGGGCTTCCGTTGCAGCCTTTTTGGTAAAGCTGAAATAGCCTATTTGTTGTGGCGATACCCCGTTGGCAAGCTCAAGGTTGACGATGTCGAGCAGGAACGTCGTCTTCCCTGAGCCAGGCGGCCCAAAGATTTTTTCAATTTTCATCAAGAAGCTCCTCGGGCACGGGCCAGAGGACGATGGGCGTGGAGTCACCCATATACGCGGACAGAATGTTGAAGTCCATGTATTCCATCGCATCATCGCGGCTCATGCCGTTCTCTTCCATCTTGTCCAACATCTTCTCGCCGTCGTAAATCAAGCGGTCGACCAGCATGTGGCCGTGCCACGTCTGGCCAATCCCGATCACGCAATCGTCGTAGTCATAAATCTTCAGGATTTCAGGTTCATCGCTCAAAATGGACTCCGTTTTTTCTGTTCAGGGGTTTCAAAAGGTGCGGATTGCTTTACAAAGCCGGGCAGTTTCCAGCACCGTGTTGCACGGTTTTTGAGAAATAAGCTGATAGGTTCGCCTCCTAAATCACGTAGACGTTGCGCCATCTTTGGCGCGGTCATGCCTTGAAAGTTATTGCGTTTAAGGTGTGCCTCTAAATCTTTCATGCGGAAGTAGATTCGCCCTTCTTCCTCATCCGTCCAGGGTCGGCCTAATAGGATCTCGTCGCGGTCCATTGCCTGCTGGAGGTGAGTACAAAACTCCTCCAACAAGTCCATGAACCTGCCGGTAATGCTTGTGTCCTCGGATGCTTCTGTAATTTGCTCGGTTTCCACCATCTCTTTCAGGAGCGCATTGAGGAGTTGCTCCCAATCCTGTTTGCGCAGCGTCGGCGGCAGGACGTTGATCTTGTCCACACAGGCTTTCTGGAACAAGGACTGGTTGTACAGGTGATCGGTATCGATCTCGATCCGTTTGCCATTGATGTCCAGAAACCATAGCGGTGGCTCCGAGTTGTACTTAGACAGCGAGGACAACTGAGGGCTATCAGGTCCGTGGGCCCCGATCCCATACTTTCTGGTCCTGCACAGTCCTGAGTTGCAGAAACTATTGAGAGGTTGATCCTTGCACTTGTAGTGGTAATCCTTCTTGTGCAGTTGCTTTACGATTATCTGCACTTCATTGTTTGGTAGCGGCGGCGCAACATACTTGAAGTTGTGCTCTACAAGCGCATTGTCCCAACTGGTCGGGTGTAGCTGCTTAAGATAAATGCCAATATTAAACAGCGTGTTGTTTCGACCGCCCTCTGGAACGCCTTGAGAGCAAAGAGCCTGCAGGCATGGCGGCCCATCCTTGATAGGGGCGTCCGGAACCTTCGGGGCTTCTGGAAAAACGAGTTCAGACTGGACGTTGGCGTTGTAAAGCTCGTAGAACTCTTCCATCGTAGCGGCACTGCCATCCTCACGGATGGCGTAACGCATTGTTTGATCCCCGCCAAAGTAAGGCAGATTCAGGAAGTTGCCGGTATCCCCCCGGTCGACCAGGATCTCTGATTGCTTGGGAAAGATCTCACGACCAGCTTCTCCCAAGAGTGCCGCGGCACCCTTGAGATAGCGTTGCATGTCTGCTGCCGGAATGGGGTCCTTCACAAACAGGAACACATGTGCCCCACCTGATTTACTGCGGCATACCACCATTGGCAGGTCAAGGGACTTTACCTTTTTAACAAGGCCTGCATGGTCCAGAGGGTATTGGTCAATGTCAATACATCCCCAGATGCACGAGTTATCTGCCCGGATCGGGATGATTCCGAGTGAGGGTTCGACGCCTTCGAGGTGTTTGACCCAGAGGTCGTCGACGGGTGGTTTGCGGATGACAACGGCTTTTCCAGCCTGTTTGCCTGTGTCTTTTGATCCATGGATTTGATAGGTTCCGTAAGCAATGTCCAAGCCGGTAAAGATCGACTTGAATCGAGTGATGTCCGTCATTCTGGCTTTCTCGGGCAAGAGGGGCGACCCCCTGTTAAGCATTGCTTTACAGTTGACCGCCCCAAGCGATTAAAACGGCACGTCGTCCACGGCCTCAACGCGAGGAGAACCTTCCTCCTCATGTTTGATCTTGACGTCTCCAGTAGAAATGGACTGAGCAAACGCTTTCGCCGCTTCGTAAACATCTGCACTTTCAACGTCGCCAACGCGGGCGACTTCCCAACCAAACCACTTCCCTTTGTCGTTTGATTCCTGGACGGAAGTCAATCGGTAGATCTGGCTATAAATCGCGGGACGAAACATCCGGCCATTCGAGCCTACCTTCTGAACAGCCTGCATCATGCTGTTCCATTTACGGGACTTCTTGAGCTGGGTTGATTTCATCACAATCAACGCTGGGCTAGGAATTCCGTCCGCGTCCAGAACCATAACATAGTAATTGGCAGTGTTTTCCACGTAATTACCGTTGTCAAGGTAGTCCCGATTGTCGCCCGGCTCGCGATGCGTGCGAGACAGAATGTCGCTCGTGGCGGGATAGATGTGAATCGGTGCGCCCGATCCCTGTCCGCGAGGTGCCCATTCTACGTATTGACGTACATACACACATGGGATGACGTTTAACCCCTGCTTGCCGTCATACAACGCACCGGATACCGAGTTGTAGAACATGCCTGGACGGGCACCTTCCAAATCTGCAACTTCCGGAGACGTCGTGGTCAACAAGCGCAGAAACGGGAGCGCAAAATCGTCCCTGTTCATGCCGTCAAACCCGCTCTGGGCATCCTCCTCAAACATGGAGGTGAGTGCGAGTGCGGTACTCTCGCTCTTAACAACCGCTAGTTCGGCTTTAGCCATGATCCGTGATCCTTGATTAATTAAGACTTGATAACAGCGCGTTGGCCAATAAAGGCCCCAAACAAATCGGATGGGAACTCGCTACCTTTCTCCACCCGCTCTTTCACCCATGCCTTGAGGGTCATGGGCTCAACTTTCTCCGACTGCTCCGCGACGTAGCCGCGTAGAGCCAGAATTTCCAGCAAACGATTGCAGTGATCGTCTTCACCGCGTCCGAAACGAACGGACACGTTGTTCTTGATCAGGTCGCCAAATCCGTTGTCGCGTAGCCAGGCAAAGGCTTCTGCCCGCTTCTCTTCCTTAATTGACGCACTGTAGAACGGCTTGACCTCGATGGAAGAACCGTCCGCCATCTTGAACGATTTCATCCCCAATTCGGCCAAAGCCTGTGGGAGGACTTCCTCGGTCAGTTTGCGATACTGATCTTTGCGCTCCTTGAGCATTTCTTCCATGTCCTCGATGTCTTTCTCGTGGAGCTTGGCAAGCTTCGCCAGTTCCGAAATCGCTGACAGGTCGTGGTTCTTAACCGTCAGGGCATCGGCATCCTGCTCAAATAAAGTCGTGAGACTCATCTAACTCTCCTTTCTTAAACAAATCAACCTCGACTGGGATGTAGCGGCGTTCCCGCTTGTCCCACTTGAGGCACTTAAAACGCCCGTTATTACGGGCGGCTGCAATTGCGCAGGTGATGCCTATTGCACTTGGGTCACCAATGAGCAAGAGCCAATCATCGTCGCAAAACTTCTCCAGCTTGCGCTGAATCCTTCTGATCGTAGGGACCGTTGAAAATGCAATCTGCGCGTTTGGCGGCAGAATCACCTCAATCGTCCCAAAGTCCTGAGCACTTGCAATATTGTGTTGCAGAGTCTCTTGGATCACAAACACCTTAGCCACAAAATTCTCCTTTCTTGACTGGAAGAGCCACTGTACACTAGCAGTTCTCGGGGCGCAAGCTCCTTCTTAAAGAAAGGCAGAAATGACCGATTTTTTGACGACCTATCCCTACCGTAACAAGCCCTTTCTGCATCAACAGGCGTACCTTCAGAAATTCTGGGAACGCTCTGTCTGCGCCCTTTTCGCCGACATGGGAACTGGCAAAAGTTACATGTTAATCAACAACTTCGCCATGCTCTACGACAAGGGTAAGGTAAACGCGGTCCTGATCGTGGCACCCAAGGGCGTATACCGAAATTGGTATAACTCCGAGATCCCCAAACACGTACCCGAACACACTCAATACCGCATGGCGCTGTGGTCCCCCTCGCCACGCAAGGCCGAAAAAGAGGCCCTGGACAAACTCTTCGAGGTCACGGAGGACCTCAAGATTCTGGTCATGAACATCGAGGCGTTTTCCACCGACAAAGGCACGAAGTTTGCCAGCCGATTCGTCACGTACCACGATACTATGATGATCATCGACGAGAGCACCACGATCAAAACTCACAACTCAGCGCGAAGTAAGAACACTGAGAAAGTTGGGCGTACTGCCCGGTATAAACGAATAGCGACAGGCTCTCCGGTGACCAAGAGCCCAATGGATCTGTACTCACAGTGCTTGTTCTTAAGCCCAGATTGCCTGGACGCTTCAAGCTACTACACGTTTCAGGCGCGGTACGCGGTCCTTGTTGACAGGGCAGTCGGAGCCCACAGCTTCAAGCAGATCGTTGGCTATCGCAAGCTTGATGAGCTTAAGGAAAAGCTCGACAGGTTCAGCTTTCGAGTCACTAAGGATGAGTGTCTAGATCTTCCGGCCAAACTATACGTCCGTCGAGAGGTAGAACTCACGAAAGAGCAAGAAAAGGCCTACACGGAAATGAAGCTTATGGCCATGGCAGAGTTTGACCGCGGACTAATGACCACGGTCAACGCGCTCACCCAGTTAATGCGGATGCATCAAATTGTGTGCGGCCATATCAAACTTGACACGGGCGAAACGCTTGATCTGCCCAACAAACGGTTGGATGAGCTGATGCAAGTTGTGTCGGAATGCGACGGTAAGATGATTATTTGGGCGAACTATCGTCACGACATCTTCGCTATCAAAAATGCTCTGCAAGCTGAGTATGGGATGAACACCGTGGCGGCTTACTTTGGTGACACAGATAGCGACGAAAGACAACAAATTGTCAGCCGGTTCCAAGATCTTAACGACACCTTACGCTTTTTTGTCGGAAACCCGAAGACGGGTGGATATGGCTTGACTCTTACGGCAGCCAACGTAATGGTGTATTACAGCAACTCGTTTGACCTGGAGGTCAGGCTGCAGTCAGAAGATCGGGCGCACCGAATTGGGCAGACGAAGAATGTGACCTACATCGACCTGATCGCGCCAGGAACCGTTGACGAAAAAATCGTCAAGGCCCTGCGCGACAAGATCAATATCTCTACCCAGGTCTTGGGCGAAGATATCAAGCAGTGGTTGATCTAACCCGGTTGCGGCTGCTGTTGGCGGGCAGCCAACATCGGGCTGATTGAGTCAAACGGGAAAAGCGACTGGAACTCCGACCGACTTTGCGGCGCAGGAGTTCCTCCCGGCTTGGGAGCCGGAGGAGTGCTCAGACCAGGGGGCTTGCCAAATAGATTGGGCAGACCCGTGGTCGGCGGGGCAGGAGGCAGGGCACGGAGCATCTGACCTGCACCTGGGCCCGTGGGCCGTGGTTCCTGGGGCTCTTTTTCGTCAAAAGTTGCGAAGTTCAAACCGGCAGCGGCAAGGTACGAATGCAAGCTGCGAGCCATGCGGAACCGCTCAACCTGAGTTTTAGGTTGCGTGAGCAGACGTGCCATCAGCTCAGGGTCTTGCGTAGCTTCTTGAATGATCTGCTTAATAAATACCTTGGGCATTTTCTGCACCATGTCGCGCAAGTACTTTGAACCCGCAGACGCAGCAACCATGGAAGCTCCGCCCCCGCCACCAGGGGTCATTTGCTGGATGCCTCGGCCTATGCCAGAACCCATGATCCGCAGACCAAGCGTCACGGCCATGTCTTGCAGGTTTTCTCCTTCATCCGAAAGCATTTGCTTGCTTGCCATCGACTTCTCAATGCGCTGCATAGGGTAGATTAGACGCTTAAAGTTATTGCCTTCTTGCGCGGTCATCAGTCCTTGCGTGCGCATGATATTGACCAGAGACGGGCCGTTGGGCGTGATCTCGTCAAACATGATGCTGTAAAACTTGGTTGGGCTGAAGTTATCTACACCCCCCGCTTTTTCAAAAGCGTAGTCGTACATCGTCGATTTAAGGCCTTTTACCGCCTCTGGTCCGCCTTGTATTGCAAGTTTGGCCATATTCTGCACGCCCTTAATTGGCGTTTTGCTGGCAATCACATCCGCCAGAGCACGGGCGGGGTTGCCTTCGTATTTCAGCACTTGCGCCCACGCCGCTTGAGAAGCGGCTTCTTGCATCAGCTTGCTGTTTTGATTCGTTACTGCACGAAGGGCGTTTTCTGCAGTGATCGCGTTGGTCAGGTCAGCCGTGATACCAAGCTTGTCCAGAATGGGCTTATTACTTGACACAAACTTGTTAAGCTTTTCGACGTTCAAACGGCCAGTCGTCTGGTCAATAGAATCGGCGGCGGCAAGCCGCATAACGCGAGTCAGAGCATCCGTAATGCCGCCCGGACGGTCTTTGTTCTGCTCGTAGAAAGGTTTGAGCTGTTGCGCTTGTGGGCTATCCCGGCCAAACCGATTAACGACATCGTCGTATGTCGTTTTAATTAGCTTAGACGCATCCATTAGCTCTTCCATGCGAAGAGCCGTAACGTCCGAATTTGACCCAAACGCACGGGTAACCAAAAGCTCAGGGGGCAGCTTTTCCGCACCTGATTTGGTTACTGCTCCGGGGGCCGTTTTAGTTGCCTGACCAGCAAATGTGCGCGTAAATACGTCATTCAATGAACGTGAGAATTGCCGTGCTGCATTAAAAGCATCTACCGCTTCTGGATTAGCTGCTTTTTGTCCCGCACCAGCAATGTCATCTAGCAAAGATTCAGCCAGTTCCCCGTAAATACGAGCGTTATTTACTTCGCCTTTGCCACCATATTCTCTTGCTATTCGCAGCATGTTACTGCGCATGTCAATTAGGTCGTAGACAGGAATTGGATCAGCATCAAACCCTTTTCCAGGGCCAGGAACCCCCGATTCCATTCTTCCCGTCCGCTTGTAGTTCTTATAAATACTGGTCGTGGCGTCGTTGGCCCCAAGCCTGGTCATTAACTTTTGAATACTAGTCGGTACAAGATCGTTTAATAGCTCAGGCGTAGTTGTAGATACTAAGTCAAGATATGTATTAAGCGTCTGGTTAGGCCGAATCTTAGGAACTCCCGCCATATAGGCGTCGCCCATTTCCTCAAGAGTTGTTTTTCTTCTAAAGGGGCTCATTCCAAGAACCATTTTCCCAGTTCTTGGGTCCTTAACTTTTTCAAACCAATTTTCAAACATGACTACTGGTTGTTCAGGCACCCCTATGTTTGGATTGCCCGGAATTTTTGCAGTCTTGTGCTCGTAATAAACTTTACCGTCAGATCGTGTTTTTTTAACAAATTCTGATTTTAAAAACTGAAGGTTTTTAGCGGCTTCTGTTTCGCCACCCATTGCCAGCCTTTTAACGGCATCTTCCCAGAGCAGCTTTTCATAATCCCGCGAATCCCGCAACGCGCCTTCCGTGTTGTCTTTAACAATCTGGCCAATCGCCTGACGCGCTGCTGGCGTATCTTTGCTGATGTTCTTGATCCGTGCAGCAGATGCCGCGTCCGCTGCAGCAAGACGCCCGTCCAACAACGCCTCAAATCCCTGCTTCTCTAAGGCCGCAGCAGTTTGCAATGCCTCTGGCGTGCCAATGTTCTTCATGTTCCGCACCAGGAGGCTGTACGCCTCCAATGCCTGGCGACCTTGCTCAAGGTTTTCGCCCGCGTACTCAGGCATCTTTTTAGACAACATGCGCTCAAGCATGGTCAACGGCAAACTGCCCGTTTTCTGAGCAGCAGTTGGCGTAATTGGCTTGCCCTTGGCATCAACAATGTTCTCTCGAAGACGAGAAACCAGTTTCGGAAGATCTTCGCCACCCTCTTCCAGAATGTTTTGCAAAAACTCCGCGGCCCGTGTTTCACGGGCTCCCTGGCTGTAAGTGCTGCGCATCGTTCGCAGAGCATCAATTGCGCTAACCGTTCCATTGGTCAACCAACGACTGGGTGAAAGAACTCCACCCGCGACTTCACCAACAAATGCTGGTCCGGCTTCTCCTGGATACATCGATTCCGCGGTCATTGCGCCCATGCCGGCCCCAAGACCGCCATGCAATTCACCAAGCAAGAAGGTTTTTGGGTACTTACGAGCAGCTTCGCCAATACCAGAAATGAACCGTGAAACACGGTTCGCGGTCATTACAGGCAACATAAATGCGCCGGGGGCCATGGCAATCGCACCGCCAAATGCCTCTCCGCCACGCCTATAAATCGACGCATCTTCCTTGTTGGTCATAGGAAATGCTTGGTTGTACAGGTCTTCCAGCGACTTCCCAGTGTACGCGCCTAATCCCGCTCCAATGACTGCGCCAGCGGGGGGCATAAACGGTGCTGCCGGACCTGTAAATGGCGCGACCATAGAGCCAAGTCGTCCACCAGTAACTGCACCCGCAAGCATAGGCGCAGCGGCAACAAATCCTTGACCCGTGCCTTTCAGAAACTCTGAGCCGGATTCTTCGAGGGTCGTATCTCTAGCCCCAGGACTTTCGTCGTTGTATACGGGAGTTCCAGGAATATAACCTTCCCCCGTTCCACGACCGCGCGAAGGCTCCTCCTGATAAGGAGACGACATCTCATCAAGCTGACGAAGCTGTTCCGCTGCGCTGGGTGGAGGCATTATTGGGCTCCTGCGTTGCTGGGCATTTCTTTCTTACGAAGGTCTGTTCCGTTCCAATAGAACAGCGATCCCATTGGCAGCCGGTTTACTTCATCCATGCTGTAGACCCTTGGCGCATCATGCCGTTCAATAATTCGTTGCGGGACAAGACGTTGGCGGAAGGCCTGAACATTAGCAATATAACTTAAAGACTGCTTTCGCATATCAACCGACGTATTTGGATCGTTGGCAATCGCCCGGTCTTTAGCTAGTTCATCCGCCAAAAACTTATCCACACCGATAATCCGGTTTTGCATGGCCTTGCCAGAATCAAACACTTCTGATTTCAAGTCAATAGCCTTCTCAACCCTTTCACGTTCAAACTTGGAGTTGTAGCGAGGATTGTTATCTAACAATGGGAAAAGGCTCTCCATTGTCGTATTGAAGTAATTCACACCCTGCTGTACTTCTGGCTTGATTTTTCCGCCAATCCCAGGAATCTTAGCTCCCACGCCCACAACGCTTCTAGCTAATGGACCAGTAATCTGGGGCGCAAGGTCGTAGATGGTTGCTGACGTGCCAACTCTAGGCGGCATTTGCGGCAAACCCGTATCCGATTCAACAACATTTTCTTGACCTTGCGGCTGTAGCACTGTTGGAACGGAACCAGAAGCCCGTGGTCCTTGGGCCGTGCCAGGTGACCCAGGTTTATTACCACCACCTGCAATTGGCCCCAACATAGGCTGACTACCAAGGCCCTTTTTAAACTCTGGCCAATTGGCAATTGCCTGGTTAACAAAGTCTGGCAATCTAGGCGAAATAACACGAGTTACTTGCTTGCCGGTAACTGGATCGGCATATGACTCTGTCTTAGGCTGCGTGTAATTGACAACGGAAGCCGCAAAAATTCGCTGCTCTTCAGGGGTAGCAGTTTTGTCAAAGATTTTTGGCGCAATCGACACAAAATGGTTAAGCTCTGCATTACCCACGCCAAACGGATTTTCGGCTTTTTTTGCCGCTGCTTTAATTTCCTCTGCTTTGATTCTTGCCGCGGCGGCTTTATCGGCACGCGACAAGCTTGCATTGGCCGCAATGTTGGCACGCTCCGTGGCTCCCGCGCCTCTAAGAATTTCGCGCCAGCCAGACAATTGAGATTGGAACAACTTGGTGTTGTAATCCTTACCTTTCTCGACGTCCTTTTCCGCCGCTTGCAGCGCCGCCAACTGGATATTTCTGTCAAGTTTGTCCAGTTCAGCGACACGCGCCGATATTTCATTTGGCAACGTGCGAGTTGCACCCGCCAAACGACTAACAAACGATCCGCGCAATGGGCGGCCCTGGTCATCCACATTCCCAGCAAACTGCAGAGCACGTTGTCCTAACGAGAACAGTAACTGCGCTTCCGACGCTCCTTTATCTTGACCTAACAAAGTCTTGTACAAAGACTCGCGCTCAGCCATGGACTTTGCCAAAGTAGGAACTTGAAGGGGCTTGCTATTAAGCGCATTGAAGAAATTAGTGCGCGCGGACGCCACATCAGTGGGCGCAAAGCTGCCCATGGCGCTTACGTCCCCCATGAGACCGAGGCCCCCGCCTCCAGACCCCGATTCATCATCCTCATTGTTATCAGCGGAGCCGTCAGCTGGAGTCACGCCCGCTGAACCGGACCCCAATTCAAAATGTTGTACGTAGCCACCATGCGCCATCTTCATGGGCATCGGAGGCTGACTTCCCGGTCCGGGAGGCACGGGCGGCGGAGGTAGACCACCTGGCGGCGGACCAGGAGGAGGGCCACCTTGCGGCCCCATCGGAGGAATACCCATCCCAGGAGGCATAGCAGGTGGCATTGGTGCCTGTGGTCCTTGGGCCATGGGCAACGTGCCCAGGCCCTGCTGCTTTGCCAGCACCGGCTGAAGCATGGCAAGCACAGAATCTGGGGTCTCCTTGGCGGCCTTGTAGCCAACCATGTCGGCAAGCTCTTCCCGACGCGCATCGAGTGATCGCATATCGCCTCGAAGGTGATTCATCACGATCTCAGGAGAGTCTGGGCGGCGCCCTGCCACCATCTCATCGCGGTTGTCCTCTTCATAAGAGTCGCGATCATCCTCTTCCTCGACGTCCTCCGGCGCGTTCATCATGTCCTTAAAACCGGCCATGATGCCGACGTCTTCAAAATCCGCTTTACCCTTTTGCATTTCCTTCGATCCTTAGAAAAGG